AAACTTTAGCTGCACTTAAATTCCCAGCAGCTTTTTGTTCATCTACTCCAAGCATAATTTCTTGGTTATTAGTGCCTGTTCTTATAGCAAGAGAAGTCTTTTGTATATTTTCAACACCCGCAGGGTCTCTTACAGCACGACCTCCTAAAAAAATATCTTTTTGTGCTTCTAATATATATGTTCTTTCACTTTCATCTGTAAGTTGAGTATCTTCTGCACTGCTTGGTGCTAAAAGACTTTCTGGGATTAATATATTTTTTTTTGATGGAGAAGCAAAACCTTCAATTTCTGCTCCATCAGAAACTAAATCTAAAAATGTAAAAAACTGCTCTGATTTTAAAAAATTATTTGGTAAGTCCTCAGATAATTTTTCTAGCCCTATACTGCCAAGTTGTTTTGCCATTTTTATGCTGAATTATCATCAATCTTTAATGTATCAGAACCCGCACTAATAACCACAGATCCAACAAAACATTCACCAAAAACTAAAGGGGCTGGAACACCAGATTTTGTAGTATTAGCAGTTTGATTACTAAGAAAAGAGGTTACTTGTGGGTCTGCTTCAGGATCTTCAGGTGTAGGTGTAAGTAAATCTGCTAAAAATGTTAAACCAACTATAGCTGCTGTATAAAGTAATGCTCCAGTAATGGTCATACCAGAAAATAAACCTCCAATAAAAGGAACAAGAAATTGAATAACATTACCACTTATAAGTGGTATTACCTTAATGTCACCTTCACCTTCAATTGATAAATTTGCAAATGTAATATCAACATCATTCATAAAAACGCTATATGCTGCTTCAGCTATATGTTGTTTACTATTTGGATAATTAACTTTAATAAAGCTAAATACTTGATCTACATTAGAAACATCGGCATAGAATTCTTTAACACCACATAATTTTCTTAAAGGACCATATAATTTAATTTTTTTCATCATGATTCTGTCCTCATATAATGCCAATTATCATCTTGTACAGAATAAATATACCAATCAATCATGTATAACTTACAGTTATTTATATCAGCTTCAGATGGTTCTGAATTTCCTTCTACATGAGAATGAATAACAGCTAAAATATCTGCACCGCTATCTTCACAAGTTGCAAAATCTAAAGGATCAATAGCGAAGGTTATATCATCTTGTATATGAGAAGCAATGTTTTTACAAGGATAGAAAAATTCATTTCCATCTTTTTCTGCTAACAAACCACAACCTTCTGCTGGTTTACATTTGATAAAATGTTTTTTAGCTTCTTCTTTCCAGTTCATACAAATACAAAACTACCAGCAGCAGGAAATCTATCTTTTGTTATTTGATTTCTAGGTAAAGTTAAATCCTCAGAATCAATAGTGTTTACAAGTTCAAAGCTACATATTTGATTATTTTCTACAATCTTTTTATTTATTTCAAAAGTGTCATCACTAAATTTTTTTGTAGGGTCTGGATTTCCATAAGGATTAATTTGATTTGCAAAATTTTCTTTATCTAAAAACTGTGCCAGTGTTCTAATTCTTCTGATTTGTCCTTTTTGTAAATCATTAAAAGGGGTTTGAGCATTTACAATTTCTAATATTGCAGAGAAATTACCAACAGTATTGGCAAAGGTTATTGTAGGTCTTGCCATTGTGGTATTGTCACCACTTTCAAAGCCTTCAGCCTGACATGCAATAGCTGTATAAGAATTACCATCCCAAACTATATTTGCATTTATTTCACTTGTTCCATTATGAAATCTATATAAGGTAGTCACTGAAGTATCTCCAGTTGCATAATGGATAGGATCAAAAAGCTGTAGTTCAAATAATTCAATAATTGTTATATTATCTAATTTTTGTAACTGTTCAACTGGTATCGTCATGGCTGAAATACCTCTTCAAATGTTGCTTGTATTGTAACTCTATTCAAGTAAGTGTTTGTTCTAGGATATTTTTCACAGATAAATTGTTTTGCAGTGCTTGTCGCTGGTGGTGTGAATGTAAAACTTGCACTGTCTTTAGCTCTGTCATCAAAAAAAGCTAAAATTTTATCACCATCAGCAAGAGAAACAACAAAAGTCAAACTATATAATTTAGGATTTTGATTTAGACCAAAGGCATTGCGAGACTTATAGCCATCCCCAAACTGGACTGTGATATTTCTCGGTGATGCTGTTTCAACAGAACTGTAAGTTGGAGTAGTTGCACCTGTAGTTGTACCAAGTGTTGAATCATCAAATGTAGCCATTATGCAAGTAAACCTCCGCTACGTTTTTGTTTTGCTATTTCTAATTGTATTGCAGTGGCTAAAGCCTCGCCAAACTGCTGTCCATCCCCATCACTTTGAACAGACGAACCAGAAGCATCTACGTTTACAACTATGTTTGTAGAACCACCCATGCCACCTAACTGATGATTTGGCACTATTGTTCCTGCTCTATCCGGTACAAATAGCTCTGGCCCACGTTCTCCTACTATTGAAGCTCTTCCTACTGGTGGCCTACCTCCATTAGCAAAAAATCCACCAATTCCAGGTAATGATTTTAAAAAAGAAGTAGCTGCAAAATTTATTAATTGTCTTTGTATCGCTCCAAAAACACTTCTTGCCACATCACCTAAAGATTTTGTTCCATTAATAGCTCCTTCTAAGGCATCTACAAGTCCACCTTGTATGGAATTAGCAATAGAATCATATAATTGTTTTGTTCTTTGTAATTCAGCTTTTAGTCTTAACTGTCTATCTATTTCATTCTCATCAAAGTCAACTTGTGCTTTTTTTGCTTTTTCAATTAATTTTGTCTTTTCTTGAATTATTGCAGCTTCACTACTTCCTAAAGTAATTGCATTTTGAAGAAATGTATTTTGATCTGTTAAAGATTTAAGAATAAGTTGATATTCCATTCTTGAGTTTTCTAATTTTTTTAGTCGATCATCCTCTATTTTTTTTGCTTTCATCAATAGAACAAGTTCATTTTGTAAAAGTGTCCGTTTATTTCGATTTCTTTCTTTTTCTATTTCTGCCACTTTTGCAATAATTTCTGCATCATCAGTAACATTTTTTGCCTCCGCTAATAAATTTGATCTTTCAAAACCTACAATTCGACCTTTTTGACCTTGATTATTTACTTTATCAACAAGTTTTGCTATTTCACTGCCTAGTCTTGTAAAAAATTTACTCATTTCATTTGTAAGATTTTGACTGCTATCTGCAAAAGATTGTAGAGCTTGAACACCATCTTGACCAACTAATTTTGTAGTTTCCTGTACAGCAGCATTATATGCTGCCTGTTTCCCCTCAGTCTGTTCAATTAGTTTTAAATATTTTTCTGTATCAGTACCTAATAATCCTAAAGATTTTGATATGGAATCTATATTTAAAGTCTTTGGATCTAAAGCTTTACCTAATTCATTTAATCCTTGAATCGCAGTTGTTAATTGTTGAAGTATAGAAGTAGCAACAAGACCTCCCGCAAAGCCACCCATTTGACCACCAACCTTAGTTCCTAAAAAACCACCAGCGAAACCAAAAGCACCTCCAAGTGGTCCTTGTCCAAATAACAATGGAAATGCACCAGATATTAAACCACTTGTTAAAGCACTAGATCCTCCACTCATTCCACCTTTTGTACCTACTGAAGCTCTATTATTACTATTTTTAGCTCTAGTATTTTTAATAACACTTGTAGTATTAACATTCATTAATTTTGTCTGTTGAGCAATAGCTTTATTTAAGGTATTAAATATTGGAGAACCTATCTTTACTGAATCTCTCAAAGATTCAAAAGCTTCAAGAGCAGATTGTTGTTGTACTCTTGTACTTCCAATCACTTTGCCTGTTTTATTTAATTGAGTTGCATATCTTCTGATTTGTCCTGTGGCTTCAGCGACTCGATCACCTACTGGTCCTTTTATTGCTTTCCCTAAATCAAGACTTCTAATTTTACTAACACTGGCTTCTAATTCTTTAGCTTTTTGTTTTGCCTTATCAAGTTGGGATTGACCTACAACTCTAAATTTAATATTTACACCATATTCTCCTGCCATTTGCTTCGACCTTAAACCAAAACTTTATTTTAGTGTACCGCTTTTATCACTTTCTTGCTCTAGTTTTATTTTTTAAGTTTTCAAATG